ACCTAGGACTTCTTTTTCAAACGCTTCTGTCAGCTTGGCAATAGTCAGCTTACCTGTGTAACCTTGGTTATTGTCGGCGCTGAAATATTTTGTGTCATCGGCATAAAACTCGATACCATCACCATTTGCATCTAAAGTTAATTCTGTTGCGCCAGGCAAAGCAGCCGGTGTTCCGTAGGTAATCTTCTTCCCATCATCGGTAATAACGGCGTAGTGCGTATTTTTCAAGCCAAATGTTACTTTGTTTTCACTTGCTACCATTTTATTTCTCCATTTCTAAATCAAATTCATAAATTACTTCGTACATCTTCTCATCGTCAATGTACTGCTCACTGATATATGGCACGATATCCAAACCGTTCAAAAATGACTCAACACGTGCTTCCAAGTCCTCATCTTTTGAATCAGTGTATAGTTCGATGTTCATTGAACGCACTTTGAAATAACTTTTGTCATCAGCTATCATGTCATCACGTTCAACAACGTAATACACGGTATAAGGCAAGGAAGGCGCTTTACCAACTGTCCAATGATGATAAACAGACGGTAAACCAGTAGCATTTTTAAGTTGTTGATAGAAATCACTTAATTTCATGACAGTTCCTTTCTGACAACCGCTTCAAATTCATTGATAACCATTTGCTCAACTGGTTTAATGTGCGTGAACGCTTTAGACCGTCCGCCGTTTCGCAGGGCATGACCAAACTCAAGTAAATGAGTGAGTGAAGCGTCCGTTGCGTTGAAAACAACATAATTATTACCGACTTTTTGCAAGCGCCACCCTTTACGATAGCGTCCTGTTTTGTTATCAAAACTACCTGCATTGCGTAACTCTTTAACAGCTTTCTGACCAACCTGTTTCTTAGCACTTTCCAAATCACGTTCAACATCTGAACTGTATTGCTTCAGGTGTTGCGCTATTTCCTGTGCAAGGTTAATTTCCGCCATTAGCTATCCTCTTTGTTAAGTAAACTGTTGTCTTATCGCCGCTTTGCTGTGTGCGGTAAATGTCATACTCTTGACCAAGATATTCAGCCTTTTCTTCACCTGAATAATCAATCGTGTTGACTTGAAATGAATATTCTGGCTTTAGACCTTTTTGAGCAGCAGCTGAAAATTCAGCACGACCAACTGTAAATGGATTAGCATACACTTTGCGCTTCGTTTTGATTGGTTTGTAGTTACCAATATCATCTTGACCATCAGTTTCTGTGATTAAATACAAAGGCTTATCCCACTTCATAATCAGCACCCTGCAAGTATTGTGTTGACACACTTAACTTGTCCTTTAACTGTTTATATAATGCACCAAATCGTTCAGCGTCAGGATTGTCATAACCCCAATTAGCTTTCACATAAAGAAGCACAGCCTGCGTAATCAATGCGTTATCATTTGAATCAGCTTTATCAACCAATCCAAATATTTTCAGGTCTGCACGAGCTGCCAAAATCAAATCGTTCAATTCTGTATCAAGTTCATCATCAACAACAGTAGAACGAACAGCTACCTTTGCCTTATCAAAAAGTGAGTCTTTTTCTTTTGTCATAAAGACCTCCTTAATGGGCTTCACACCCCATTCGACAGATTTAAGCGTCTGTGTCGTTGACCAATACTAACAAGTTAGCCTTTACAGCGCTTGAAGGATAAGATACACCATGCGCATCTAACCACGCCTTAATTTCAGCAACTGTATTAGCGTCAGTTGGTTTAGCCGGCGTTTCATCAGCTAAGTTATTAGCCTCCAATGGGCGTGTCAGTGATTGTGACAAATACACCAGCGGCCGCATCTGCTGAAGAAACACCAAAGCGCAATACACCTTGCAAAAGTTGACCATAGACGTCATTATCAACCCAACGGACTGCTGCGTCTGCACGGTTTGCAAACAATGAAGCGCGCTTCAAATCACCAATGAACAATTGCTTAACACCATCAATACCACCGAATGCAGTGTCTTCAACAACAGTCAAAGGCTTACCAAACAGAGTCGTACCAGTTGCGCTACCAATTTCTTCTTGCAACAAAGGACGACCAGTGGTGTCCTTCAACAAGTCAAGTGCATTGTAAGCAGAAGCTGTCACAACCCATGACAAGTTATAAGCCGGATCGAACTCAGTATTCTTAATAGTCTTCAAATCATCAACCAAAGTAGCCGATTTTACTGACTTAGCTTTGAACTTTGAAAGCACAGCGGCAATTTTTTCATTGGAAGTGTTGACCTTAACTTGGTTAACCCAGTTTGATACCAACGCAACCAAATCTACTTGTGCATCTGCGATAGATTCTTGTGATACTGGAATGTAACCACGATAAGTATCAACAGACCATTCAACATTAGTAAATTCAGGCTTTCCCAATTCTGGGTTCTTAGCCAATTCTTCAACAGTTGGCAACTTTGTTGAAGCACGCTTCAAGATTGGGTAAGTTCCCTTTGAGGTCGTAACTGCTGTCTTAGTTACTAAAGAAGACAAATCAGTAACCGTGTCAATGGCAGCTTCTGGGTTGTAAATGATTTCTTCTGGGATAAGCGCACCAACATCAGTTGATGTAATTCCTGCACGAACTTCGCCCTTAGAGTGTAGAAATTCATTCATTAAATCACGGTATTCTTTTTTTGGTGTTGCTCCTACTGGTTGTGGCACGTCACGTACCTCCTTTTCTTTTTCATGTGAACGTTGTTGGTCGTCATCTGGATTAGCAGGTGGTGTTGGTTGGCTGTCATCTGGCTTACCAGCGTCTTTGCCATCGCCCTTGTCTTCCTCATCGAGAGTATCAGGCATGGCGTCAACCAATTCTTTCAACTTTTTGATGTCTGATTCATAATCACGAACTTCAGTCATCAATGAGTCAGCGTTATCTGACTTATCAGCGACCGCTTTACGTGCTTCTACGATTTTTGATCGCAGTTCTGTTTGCTTTTGAGCCAACTCTTCTTGAATTGTCATACTAAATCTCCTTATAATTCACGCTCAATGGCGTTTAATTCGATAAGTTCAAGTTCTGACGAACGATGTAACTTATCACGTTGTGCAATGGCAACTTTTGTGTCTTGGTAAGCAGGAATAGGCGTTAATGTGATTTCAAACAGCTCATCAATTTGAAGAATTGTCCGAATGTCACCATCGCTCCCTGATTGCCAATTTTCATCAGCAACCGTAAACCCGAACGACATGCCTTGAATATTGCCAACTCGAATATCTTCAAGCACATCATTTGCAAGGGTTGTGTTTGGTAAAGTTGCATTAAAAAAGACGCCTGTATCATCTACCCCAATGGATAGTGTGCCTGCGTCCACACGTGCCAGTACGTTGTTAAAATCATGACCATAGAGTAAATACACGTTATCTAAAGAAACGTCCTTAAATGCGTTCTTATCGACATATTCGATAAATCCTCCTAGGTTCTGTGACGGCTTTCCAAATACCACTGGATAGCCTGTGATAGTTCTACCATCTGTTCCATCGCGTATCTCGATATTAGAAATACTATACGTTCTGATTTCCTGCATTCGTTGACTCCTTTCCTGCTGCGTTTTCTTGACCAACGGCTTTGATTAAATCAGGTGTGACCAAGTCACTGTGACTGTCTTTAAGAATTTCAAGACCAAGCACAGAACTAATTGCACCGCCTTTAATCAAGTTGGTTGTCCGTTGTTCAAGCATTGCACCATCTAAGTCAGTAGCTTCACGAATATCAGCAATAATATTCTCACCATACTTCATAGACAGCTCTTCCAATGCTGGTGCTAGATAACGACCTATCGTATTGTTATAAGTCGCTCGTATCTGATCAGCGTTAGAATGTTCCGACTCGCTACCTAACATGTCGGAAGGCAACATAAACGCCTTAGCAATTTGAGCACGAGTCCAATCAGTAGCAGTCAATAATTTAGCAACATCACTTTTTACTTCCAACTGTGAATAGTCAAAAGTACCGTCCATTACCATTATTCGACCAGCGTTTTCACCTGTGTTGGCTGCTTCAAAAGCAGTACGAACAGCTTCACGACCCTCACTGTTTAATTTGTTGCCAGTATTGAGTTTTAACATTGCACTAGGGTTAGCTGACTTGTTAAACACAGAGTTAGCGAGTTTGTTATTGCCAGATTGTAATGTCAATTCGTCAACTAGTGCAGTTAAGGGACTTTTACCAGTTAAGCCACCGTCAGTTGAAAGCAATTTCAAATGAATCACGTCATCTGCTGGCACATTTTTCAAATCATCTTCTTGTGTGCCGTTAAAAGTAATGTCATAAGTAGTGACCTGTCCGTCATCACTTAGATATTGACTAATATGCGACGGTGAAACAAATTCAAGATATTCACCTGACCCATCTAATCGTCTCAAGGCATAAGCGTTACCAGTCAACAACATTTGTGCAATCATCGACTGGAAAAAGTTAAAACGGTTAGTAACTCGGCTTGGTTTGCCTAACAATTTATCAATCTTTTGCTTCTCTGGTGCATGGAACTTAACGCGAGCAATATCGGAACTGATGATATTAACAGCAGTCCATACATCACTATTTTTTAATGCTCTATCAGCACTAATATATCCGCTACCTAAGACCATTTTACCGCTTGACAACGTGTATGAACTTCCCGAACCTCTAATAGGTTGGCTTCTTTTTTCAAAAAACATCATTCACCTCCTTTATTGGAACGTGTGAAGTAACTAATCAACAACAGAAACGCTCCTAACACTACAAAACCAACGATTAAGTGCAATAAAAAAGCAGCATACGTAATCGCAGCCGCTCCCAATAGTGAAGTAATGTCTGATATGTTTTTAAACAGCCAATTGACTGTATTTTTAATCATTTTCAAAATCCAAAACCTCCACTTGTAAAGTATTCATTAATCTGGTCGTCGTTCATTCTGTCAAAATCGCTCTTCTCTGTTTCTGCGAAGTCTTCAAAATGATAAATACCTTGTTTCAAGGCGTCAATTAAGGCATCGACTAAATCAATCTTTAACGTTGCCTTGTTTTTATCAATTTTGATACCGTTATTGTCACTTGTGACTACTGCGTTCATCAACGACTTCTCCATCATCGGATCATTAAGCCGTGTGATACGTCCCTCAATGAAACTGTTCTGCAGCCACTTTGTTGGCTCATTCAAACTGAGTGAACCTTGTCTAACCGGTAGCATCGTCCAAGTTGTCGCTTCTTCAATTGTTTGAATAAAGGCGTAAGCATGTGCCGAATCATAAGCAAACACCAAAACTTCAAGTTCATACTCTTCCACAAAGTCCATTAACCACTGATAGACAAATCCATTGTCAATTAAGCCACGTCTGTGTTGTGTAATGTCAGCAAAACCTTTAGCTTCCATATCTCGGTAGTTAATACCATCTTGTTTTTCCTTAGCTTCAATATTTCCAGCCTTATGCCAAGGTATAAACGAATGTTGATACAAATGGAATCGTTGTTCACCATTTTCGTCAATATATGGGAACACAAACGCCAATGCTGCGTCATCACTCGTCATAGAATTATCAAAACCGACGTATACTTGGCGTTTATGCATGTCAAAGTCAGGAATAATTGCATTTTGAACATCTTCTAACGAAAATGCAGCGTTTTCTTCCGCATTTAGCCAAATATTCATGTTTTTTACAAGAAAATCGTTGATTTTTCCTTGTGACATGAGTGTATTTCGCTCTGAAACCAGACCATTCAACAGTTTCATGTGCTGACTTTCAAGACCTAACAATGGGTTTGACTTCTCCCAAGTCTCCGGTTTAAACACTTCATCAGGGCTATCTTGTGACCAAACAGCCAAAAAGAAGTCGTCTAGCTCATGCGCACCGCTTTTAATGTCATTGGCAACGTTTTTAATATCCTCGCGCAATGGCGCATTAGGGTTTTGATACGCTGTACTAATCATTAAGAACAACGCTTCTTCAATTTTTACCTGACCTGATGTAATTTTACCAAAGGCTTCACGGCTTTTTTGGTCACCCGCCTCATCGAATATGGCAGTAGTAGCGTGGTAACTATCAAACTTACCACCATCTGCCGACAACCGCTGAATAACATTGTTTTTTGACTTCATTGTGATAGTTTCGTATGTATCAGCAATATCGTTGTTAAGATTTTTAAAGACACCGTTGCGCATTTTGTTAATCGTGCCACGGATATATCCATACAACTTCTTTGATTGTGCAACTGTGTTAGAAGCTACGATAATATCTTGGTTATTCTTTTTATAAGACTGTACGAAAAAGTCATAAGTTGCCAGAACACTAGCTATATATGTTTTCCCTTGTCCACGCGCGATACTAGCTATTGCCTTTCGGTAACGCTTACCGCCCGTCTCCTTGTTTCGCCAACCCACCAATGAACCTAATATAAATATTTCCCAATCCATTAACGGCAATGGCACACCAGCATCTGGATCGGGAACATATTGCGCGAACAATAAAAGACCATCAACGTAGTTAGAATCAAATTCATAATCCCAATCTTTACGTTTCAGGTCTTCAAGGTGGCGTTTAGCACTCAATATTAAAAGTTCACCAGCTACTCGTTTTCCACTCACAACATCTTGAGCATATTCTGTTACTTTATCCATTATTACCCTCCCATCTTAGCAACAATGTCATCTGTTTCATCATCATCATTTTCAAAATTGACATCAGCTAAAATAGAACTACGACTAATTGGATCTAATCCCAATGACGAACCAAGCGATTTAATGTTTTTTACTGCATTATTCAAAACATCAACAGCTGGGTTCTTTTTCATTTTGTCATCTTCAAAAATAACCACGCCATGCTCATTAATGACTTTACGAGCTTGACGACTAACAGAAACTTGTACAACAAATTCTTCAAGGATAGAACTGTCTAGGTCTTTCAAAATACCTTTACTGTTAAACTCTTGAACGATATGCTTATACAGCGTCTTCTCTTCCGAAGTTAAGCGAGACGGCGGTGATTTAATTGCTTGAAAGTCGCCATTGTTTTCAATAGCTCGTTTTGCACGTTCTGCACGGTCTTTATGTGGTGAGTTGACATTATTTAATTTTGGTTTACGACCTTGACCTGGTGCATTAGCCACTAAATCACCTCCTTTTCAAATAATTAATTTTGGCACTTGTACAGAAGACGAGAGCTATACTACGTTTTCCTTTTGTCGTACCCATAGCCCCCCATATTAAGCTCATATAGACGTTTTAAACCTTTTTAAGTATAAATACACCTAAATACAATTAAACGCCTTAAATCGTCTTTAATTCATTAAATTTAATCGGAATATATTTTATCTCTTTAACAGGCACAGCACTCTTATTGATAGTGTTCTTCTTGCTTGTCCCATAGTATGTTTGTTCCCACTCTGTCTTAGCTTTGTGTGAAGCCATAGATGTTAGTACAAGATTGTTGATATCATCTTTCAACTCTGGTGCAAACTCTATTGGCACAATATGGTCAACCAACTTACCAGGTACTACCAGACCATCACGCAAAGCATATTGATCTAAGCCATTGTCACGTTCGATAACTTGCTTGCGTAACTGCTTCCATTGCTTAGTCTGATAGAAAGCAATGCGTTCCTTAGTTTTGTTATCATGTTGTCGCTTAACGTTGTATATCTTATCAAATCGCTTTGTGTCTCGGGGATGAAATGCAATATGTTGTGTACAGTACCTATCATCAAACGGTATCAGCTTATGACAACCTTGATGTGCGCATGTGTGTACCTTACTTCCCATTAACTATTCCTGCGTTGTTTCTAAACATATCTGTCGCTATGTCTTTAATCTCAAACTTATCGTAGTCAACATCAGGTGCAGACATTTGTTCGTCAGTTCCTAACGCACTACTTATCCGCTTACCTACTACACTGATTGCTTTGTTAAATCCTGTCATCACATTCTTAATTGCATTCCAAACGCCTTCTGATTTACGCCTGTTGTGCAAATACATTTCATGTCTTGCTCTACTCAACTGCTTACGTCTTGGGTGTCCTTGTTGCATATCATTCTCCTAAATGTGCCACTCGGCAACTAACTTGTCGCTATCATATTCAAGTGCATATAGTTCTTTCTTGGATAACGTCCAACCGTTCATAATCTCGTACTTATCATTGGGCTTAACTGTTCCAAGCTGTCGGCTAATCACACCACCCTCATCAACTATCTTTTCCTTGTGGAAGTGACCTTTGTGGATTTCACGACTGTGGGATAGTGACCAGACACCACCGAACTCATTTGCAAATAGAATAGGCAAGTTCTTAGGTGCTAAGTCACCGTGAGCCAACATGATACCAACATTATCCAATAAATAGGCGTCACGGAACTTGATATTGTTATGAACGACTACCTGTGGATATTTAGCTTGTAGGTACTCCATAAACGCAAACTCCATGTTGCCGGAATGGTTACCTGCCATTTGCTTAACGTATACTTTGGTGCTGCTTTTTAGTGTTGCTGTAACTAACACATCAAACAACCATTTGGCATCATTCCAAGCAGCCACCATATCGACATCTTGAAGTATTGTTGATTTAAGCGTTTGTGACGACCACATCTGACTAGAGTGGAACAGATCACCCAACTGTTCAATCACAATCGTTTTGTAACCCTTGTTAATGACATCTAGCATTCTGTCTAAGTGATTTTGAACATCTTGTTTCTTAGTCACACCAAAGTGCAAATCAGGGAGTGGAATCACTAAATTGTGAGCACTGTGCGCTACTTGCTTCACCGTGTACGGTTCGATTTCCTGCTTTAGTATTTCGGTAATATCTTCAAACGTTAATTCATCATCTGACTTAGGTTTAACCGTAATCTTAGACTGATACAAGTCAATCAAGCCATTCTCAACACTGTTCTGTTGCCAGAAGTTATTGCGTGCTGATACGATATCCCAATCATCAGGATTAAAGCCATGCGCTCTCAATACGAAGTCTGGGTCTTTGGCCTGTTCCTCAGTCATCTGCATTGTCGTAGATGATGTTGTGCTACCGTCCTTGTTGATGACGATTTCAGTACCACGTTTCACATCTTTAACTTTAGGTTTCGACTTACGCTTGTATTGGCTACTGGTTTGTCCTGTTGCTATAAACCTTGCTACCGTTCGTCTACTAAAGTTAGTGCCATATTCATCAAACATCTGTTGTGCAACTTTAGGAGATGATAAACCCTGTTTGCTCAATTCGATGATTCTATTCTTTTGTTCATCAGTCCAATTCAAACGAATCATCACTGCCACTTCCTATCTTCATAAAAAGCATCCTTGCGCTTGTCTGTATTAGACTTGCGTTTAGATGCTTTGTTTTGTTTCCTGCTATATTGTCTTTGCTTGTCAATTTTGCGATAAATGTTTAACTCATCATCACTAGCGACAAGGCCATAATCTTTATCGATTTTCATAGTTTACCCCGACCATCAATTATTGGTCCGATGTTAATCATAGATTCCAATGCATATTCAACCTTTTCGTTATCGCATACATAGTCTAATGCACTTTCATAGCATTCTTGCCTACTCTGCTTAGTCGTAATCATATAATGCGCAATCATAAGATTGAGCCTCTGCCAATAACTCATATCTGATATAAATTGTTTAATTTTTTCTTCATTCATAATTTACTCCAATAAAAAAGCACCCGTTAAGGTGCGTGTATCTCACATATGTAAAACAGGTCGATTTCGAACGGTTTAGTTTTAAGATGTTATAAACCCTATTGTTAGGGTGTTTGTATATTTGCAACCATCATTTTTGATGGTATCAACTATGTACGGTAAGACAGGCAAATGTCGTTACCATAAATTGTGTTTGCGTGTGACCGCAACGACAGAGCAAGGATTTGCACCTCAGCTTATCTCCGAAGATAAATAATGTCTCTTGTCCGACATCTGCCATAATGATAGATATTCCAACCTATCGTATTTTTACATACACAGTGGCTTTTTCCGAAGCGTGTGTAACGGAGTGATAAGAAAAATAAGAAACAGCATTGCTGACGTTTCGTAGAAAAGAATCACTCAATCTTTTTTCGGATATGCTTTTAATGGATTAGCAATAACCCTGTTTATTAATTATTCGATAATACTAATATACTGCATATATATTCACTGCGCTTATATTCAATCTCTACTGATTATCTACTGAAACTATCAAATTTAGCTCATCAACCGTCCACAATGCAAGTTTTAAATATGCAGTATTGAGTAATTTACTCAGGTTGGCACTTGAATAACCAGTTAAATCAGCCAGCTCATCAAATGTCATGTTCCGAAAGTGTCGATTGAACAATAAGTTGCCAAATCGTCCGTCCATGTTACGAATAGCCTTTAGAATACATTGTATCTTCCATTTAGCTATTTCTGATTCAGACATCTTTTCCATCAGTCGTATCGTTGCGTCTTCGGTATGATTACCAAACGAAGTGGCTTTTGGCATATCAGATATGACCGGTGAATGATACATCAAGTCATTACTCGTGAGATGTGCCAAGTCTATCAAGTCCTTAAATTCACTTGAACTATTTATAGCGGTTGGATCACCGAAGAAACTTGACACATTTTTAATTGTTCGTTTACGGTCATAATTCAACGCGTTGCTCCTTTAATCTCTTATATCTGTTACCATAGCCAACGATAGTGTGCACATAACAACTGGTAAAATCTTGAGTAGATCATGTGTAGCCCATACGATATTCAAAATTATCATCATCACATCTATCTAAACAACAGTAATTTTCATAGCCTTACTCATCTTGTTCCTCCAAACTCAATCGCATGCTGTAAGTTGTGTCCTATTTCAATCATTTGAAGACACTTTCCTGCTGGGAACAATCGACATAACAACATAACCGTCTTTTTGTTCATAGTCCGTAATGAATGTTACATCGAAGAATATAGTTGGTGCTTCCTGCAAATCAACATTGTGAAATCTTCCAAAAACGTCCTTTTTTGTATATTCTCGATAGTAGCTACTGTATAGTGATAGCGCCAAGACATCACCAACTTTAAAATCACGATCATTTTTTCGAATTTCAAACGTCTTCAATCCGCTCTTCACATCATCAAAATATTCTGTATCTAATTTCAATTCATGTATTTTCATCACTCGTCCTCCACTGGTAACTGCACCGCTTCTGTTAGTGGGTTAGTCCAAAGCTCTGCCTCTTCTTTGGTGTCAAATGACCTAGCATAATCGAATCCAAAATAATCTAAATCATCTAAATTATAGCCACTAAGAAAAAGATAATCCTCGTCCTCATCTTCTGGTTCTTTACTTCTCACAAACCACTTCATATTAGGGACAATCTCAATCGTTTCTTCTGGTTCCAAAGGATTGTAGCTAGCCCATAAAACAGCAAATTCATTTTGCTTTTCTTTATCTTTTTGTGTTCCAGTAAACAATCTATCGTACAACGTGATACGCAAATTAGTGTCAGCTATTTCAGTTATAGCGCTATATAAATCAAAATCTTTTTCAAATAAATCGTGAAACTCATCAAATTCCACTTGTGTCATCTTCACACGTGGGTGTAACTGCTCTGCTGTGTAAAGCGGTATCCCAATTCGTCCGCCTGAATGGCTATTGTCATTTGGTACGAGTCCAGCTATTGTTCCTTGTACTGTTTTCCACATATATGCTACTGGTTCATCAAATGTCATAAATTTATCCTTTACGATGTTGAATGATATAATCTATATCACTTTTTAATTCTTCAATTGAGCTTCTACTATATCTGCTAACATCACTCATATAGACTTCTTGATCAGCAAATCCTTTGTCTCCGGGAATGAAATAATAATAAATTCTAAAACCTTTGTACTGTTCAACGTCCATCACTTATCTCCTCTATGTAAAAACTCATGAATATCATTGCCGATATCATCATTCCACGCTCTAAACTTAATCCCTCGCATAACTATTCGCTCCATTCTTAAAATCCGTATACAACCAAAGCGCTTGGGAAAGGTGCTGTATTCATCGGTCGTCCACCTAATTCAAATTTCAAACGTCCCTTAATAAATTTAACTGTCGCCTTATCCTGAATGTACTCATGCCAATATTTTGTATCAGTTCTCGATGGTATCAACATTACGATAAATCTATTTGGATCACGCAAATGTTCTTCGTACGCTTTTTTTATAAAATTGCCGATATGTCGTCCATAGGGTGGGTTCATAAACACATTGCCACCCCATTTTTGTTTTAGCGCGTCATCGTTTTCTGTAAAGTAAGTATCAACTTTATGGTTTGTATCGCTCGCACAGACATCTAGATCAAACTTAAATTTTCTATTCAACTTATCAAAGTAATCTTTGGGCGTTTCCCAAGTCATGCTATCGGAACTAAACAATACTTTATCGACCATCATTCACTACCAATCCCACGCTCTGTAAGCTAACTATTTTCATCTCATCACACTTTCTTATGCCTCCACCCACCCTGTCGGTTACAGGGTTACTCAAATTACCCCTTTACCCTTACCTTATATAAAATATATATATATATATAGTTACTTTAGTAACTAGTAACCATGTAACCTCCGCCTTACTCTCACAAGATTTTCAGTGGTTACAAGTTCGGTTACGACTAATTTTTGATTTTGTGCCGTGTTGATTTATCAACGTTTCGATTTTTTATAATTACAATTTGATTTTTGATAATCTAATTGCAACCATAAATTCACTGATTTGAACTTGTTGCAAAATAAGTCTTGTCGTAACCAATTTTCGCTATTTTAGTAACCGTTCAAATATATCTGCCTCATCTGCTTCGTTTAGGCTTTCGTCATCATTAACCATTACACGTTTTGATTTACCATCGACCTTAACGACTTTCTCTCGATAGCCAATTGCACTCAATGCATCAACGATTTTGCGATTGATGAAACGACTTGATCCAGAGTCTAATAGTGTTGGGTCGTTTGATGTCATGAATAAGAAAACGTCTTTCTTAGTAAACGAATCAGTTTGCCGTTCAACAAATTCTCTAATCTTGTCAACAAACTCACCATCACTCGTCAACTCATTAATCGTTTCGGCCATTGTCTTGCCAATCGACTTATCAAATCGTCTTGCGTCTGCTTGTAATTTGTCCCAATCAAATTCATGTACCG